AAAGTGGAAGGCGTTTGCTGAACACAAAGGCCAACGTAAGTCCAAGACCTTTGACACCCAGCTGGAAGCACAGCAGTGGGAGGCAGCAACGCTTGCCATCTGGGGGAAGGAGGAGCGTGAAGAACGAGAGCGCCTTGAGGCTGCACCCAAGGGCACAATGGGCGATCTGTTGCGTGTGGCGCGTGGCCTGGACTGGGCCGGCAAGCACCAGGGCCAGGCTGAGGCCGCAGAACGGCTGATCCGCCTGCACTTCGGTATCACTGCCCTGCCATGCGAGATCGATGCTCGTGCGATCGACGACCTGGTGATCTGGCTGCGCAACACCGGGCCAAACGGCCACGGCTGCAGCAATGCCTCGATCAACCGCTACCTGTCAGCCCTGAGCGTGCTGCTGAAGCGTGCTCACCGGCTGGGCATGATCAACGCGGTGCCCTTGTTCCCGGAGCGCCGGCTGCTCAAGGAGGCTGAGCCTCGTGACCTGGTGCTGCCGGAGGAGTGGCTGGCCGAGTTGCTTGATGTGATGGAGAAGCGCGAGCAGCGCCTCGATGTGGCCGTCACTCTGTTCCTGTGGCACATGGGCTGCCGTGTGGGTGAGGCCCTCACCCGTGGCGACAAGGAGGGCCTGCTGTGGGATCGAGTCAACCTCGAGCAGAAGACGATCAGCTTTGTGAAAACCAAGGGCTGCATGCCCCGTCGTCTGCCCATGCCGCGGCCAGTGCAGGCGCTTATGCGTCAGCTCCGTGGACAGGACCCGCAGCGAGTCTTTCCGCTCAGTTACAAGTCCTACCTCAGCCACTACGGCGAGGCTGTGCACGAGGTGTGCGATCGCATGGGGCTGAGTCCATCGATCCGCAAGGAATGGTGCATCCACACGTTGCGCCACACCTGCCTAACCAACCTGGCGAGGAAGGGGTGGAACGCCAGCGCTATCCAACAGTGGGGCGGCCACAAATCGCTGCAAGTCACGCAGCGGTACGTTCACCACTCAGCTATTGCACTGGAGGAGCTCGTGGACTGTTAAACGGTGTCCAGCGTGTGAGACTGAGTTGCGGGCAGCGCAACTACCATGCGCAACAAAATCGCCCAAAACCCAGTGGGAGCGTGCCGGAATTGGTAGACGGACTCGACTCAAAATCGTGGATAAGATTGCCACGAGTCAACTACCGGGCCACCACTGGGATCCTCACTGAGATCCCTGAGAATGACAGGTCAACCGTTAAACGGTGGCAAGCAACTCGATCGCAACGCCTACCAGGAGCAAACCGAGCTCGAATCGTGGTCTAAATCCACAGGTGCAGGGCGAATACTTGCGGGCAAATGGGAGAAAGGAGCAGCCGGAACACTCGGCAGCCGTCTTGCCCGCGAATACCTCAAGCAAGTAATCGAAACCTATCGGCGTTCAAAGCATCAGCCAGGCCGGCAGGCCCTGATCTGGGAGCTGATGCACGACGAGAAGGCCGTGGTGCAGGTGGCTCTGGAATCGCTGTTCTGGATCCTGGGCAACCTGCATGACGAGCGTTCGTACAACCAGGTCTGCAGCCAGCTTGGGAAGCGTGCTGAGTACACCCTGTGGCTGACGCATCCGGTGTGGAAGCACAGCTGGCATCTGAAGGGGCTGCGCCTGGCCAGCAACGGCGACATGGGGATGAACCTGCTGCTGAAGCGCCTGAAGGACAAGGGCTTTCACAAGGCAGCCCTGTACAAGGAGCTCAGCCACGTTGAACGCATCGCCCTGGGCGCTTTCTTCGTGGAGTGCATTGCGCAGTGCACTCGTCTGATCGAGCTGCAGGTGTCCGGCACCGGCAAGAAGCGATGCAAGACCGTGCGGTTCACGCCCATGTACTGGGAGTTCCTGAGGCGGTGGAAGGACCACGTGGTGATGTTCCGCCCGCTCCACATGCCGATGGTGTCCCCGCCGCGGCCCTACACCGACGCCCTGGACGGTGGGTACGAGACGATCCGCATGCCGGTGAGCACCGTGGATCCGCTGCTGTTCGAGCGGCAGTTCCGCAAGGCCAAGCCCAGCGTGCTGGGTGCGCTGAACATCCTGCAGTCGCAGGCCTACCGGCTGGATCACGCACAGATCGATCTGCAACGCAGCTGCTGGGAGCTGGGGCATGGGGTGGGAGACCTGCCCAAGCGGGAGCGGATGCAGCGCCCGTCAGACAAACGCTTCAAGCAGGAGAAGCTGGGACCTGAGGCGTACTGGCGAGCGCACTGGGAATGGAAGGCTGACCAGCGGAAGGATCCGCAGCGCAGCCGGTTTGTGAACGGGCTGGTGGCCTACGAACGCGTGAAGGCTTTCACAAATCTTTATCTGGTCCACCATCTTGACCACCGGGGCAGGATCTACAGCCGCGGGTCGCAGCTCAACATCCAGGGCGGTGACGTGTACCGCTCGAGCTTCCGCTTCGCTCAGCGGGGGCCGATGAAGGGCAATGAGCACTCGTTTGCCTGGTCTCTTGGTGAGGCCATGGCACTGCCACCTGATCAGGAGGTGCGAAAGCGCTACCTGCTCGAGCACAGCACGGTGATCCGTGACGTGGGCCTGGATCCGCTAAGCAACGTCGCCTTCTGGGCCGGCCACAAGGAACCGTGGCGGTTCATCCAGCTGTGCCGTGACTGGGCCCAGTACATGGATGATCCGGGCTACACCACGGGCACCATCCACTGGCTGGACCAGACCAGCAGCGGCTACGGGCACGCCGCCTGCTTGATGCTGGACCGGCAGCTGGCCAAGTTCACCAACGTCATCGGCAAGGCGCCGGCTGATCTGTACGCCGGGGCCGGCAAGGTCACAGAGGCCAGGCTCAGGGCGCTGCTGCGTGACGAGGAAGACCCCAAGCGGCAGCAGATCCTGCAGTGGTGGCTGGACTTCAAGCCCACACGAAAGCTGTGGAAGCAGGTGTTCATGCCACTCGTGTATGGCAGCACGTTCGTGAACATGCAGGAGACGATCACGAACTACCTGCGTGATGAGCTGGCCAACTTCCTGACACCGGAGGGGCTGCGGATTATCGAGCTGGCCAAAGTGCTGGCCGCTGAGTCCTATGCCGTCAGCAAAGAGGTGATGCCTGGTGTGCTCCAGCTGCAGCGATGGCTCGTTCACCTGGCAAAGCTGCAAATGGATGCTGGCTACAGGCCCCACTGGTACACACCAGACGGTCTGCTGGTGGAGGTGTATCACAGCGTGACAAGCGAAGACGAAGTGCGGATGGTGCTGACGAACAGGACAGTGAGAGTGCAGGCAAGGACGAACGAGGGTGCACCGATCGACAAGAAGCGATCAGCCAAGGGAATTGCGGCTCACTTTGTACACAGCCAAGACGGTGCGTTCCTACGGAAGTTCGTGAACCACTGGCACGGCTACGGCTACCCCATCAGCACTGTGCACGACTGCTTTGGCACGACTGTGGATAAGGCAGAGACGATGCGTTGCGAGCTCAACGACCAGTGGCACCGCTTCTACAGCGTGGACTACCTGACCTTTCTGCAGGGGTACGTGGCGGCACTGACGCAGGCCAAAGCCCCTGCACCACCTTGCGTTGGCGACCTGGACCGGAACGAGATCGGAGAAAACCCTTTTCTCTTTGGTTGACACGTGGCAACAGTCTCACTATCATCTGTCAGCCGGCAGCGCAGCAGTCAGCTGCATGACCCATAAGCCCGGCACATCCACGCAACTCAACTAACTCGTGACATCACGTCTTACACCCATCGGCACCATGGTCTGGGGCAGCCTGATCGAACCCGGAGAGAACCGGGTAAGCGGCGAAATGCAGTGGGACTTAGGCCTTGTCTGCAATGAAGAGGAGTGCCAGCCGTTCTTTGCTGCAATCGAAGAAGTGCTGGCCGACGCACGCGCCCGCGACGTCAGGTTCCCCCGTGACAACAAAGGACTGCTGCTGCCTTTCCAGCCGGCAATGAAGAAGAACGAGGCCGGCGAGCTTGAGCCACTGGAAGGCATGGTCACGCTGAAGCTCAAGCGCAAGCGCATGGTGAAGCGCCGGGGCGGATCCGAGCGTATTCAGAACACCCCGCCTCGCATCTATGACAGCGACGGCAAGCTCGTGCAGGTGGCCGAAATCCCCCGCGGGAGCAAGGGCAAGGCTGTCTACGACCTGTACGCCTACAACACCGCTGGTTCCAAGGGCGTTGCCATGGGGCTGCAGGGATTCCAGATCGTCGAGCTGGCTGAGCGAGGCGAGTCCCTGCCTCCGATCGAAGGCGGCTGGCGCGCCGAGACCGAACTGGATCAGCTGCTGCAGGCTGGTGCTTGAGCACTTCAACCGGCATCGGCCACGTCGGCAGCCGGGTGAATACCGTTCAAAGCTGGAGGAACAAGTAGGTGCAGCCCTGGAGAGCCAGGGCCACACCTACCAGTACGAATCGGAAAAGTTCCGGTATGTGCTGCACAAGAAGTACACACCCGACTTCCGAGTTGGCAACGTGTACATCGAGGTCAAAGGCTGGTGGCCTCCAGCTGAACGCACCAAGTTCTTGGCAGTGATGCTCTCCAATCCAGGGCTACCGATCTTCGTGGCCCTTCAACGTCCCTTTGCGACGTTGAGCAAGAAGAGCAACACCACCTATGCCGAGTGGTGTCAGAAGCATGGAATCGCCTGGTCTCCAATCCCTATCCCCACGGAGTTCTTGGACCAATGGCTGGATGGACAAAGACCCACATTCCATGTCCCGCGCCGGACTGCGACAGCAGTGACGGAGCTTCCATTGATGACAAAGGAGTCATCCACTGTTTTGTATGCAATCGAAACCTAAACCCAGACGGCACCCCATGGAGCCCAATGCAAACCAAGCACCGTTCAGCGGCAAGCTACCTCGATAGCTACCGCTTGAAGAACGAGGCCCCAATGAGCCTCAAAGAACTACCCCGCCAAGACCAACCCCTCCGGCTTCGGTCTGGCGAGGCATTGGAGATCCCCTCGCGCAGGCTAGAGCAACTCACCTGCAAACGCTACGACTACACCATCGGGTCGTACAACAATCACGAGGCGCAGCTTGCTAACTACAGAGACAACGACGGTGCCGTCGTCGCTCAGCACATCCGCTATGGCGACAAACAGTTCTCGTGGATCAGGCCGAAGGGCGCCAA